AAGTCCTTCTAAATAATAAGAGAAATTCCTACCTTTGCAGGCAAATTAACAAATAGGTAAAACATCTATTACAAAATGAGCGAAAAAGCACCCTTTATGGTATTCTCGGGAACGAACTCGAGATATCTTGCAGAAAAAATCTGCGCAAGCCTGAATTGTCCTCTGGGAAATATGAACATTACGCATTTTGCCGATGGTGAATTTGCGGTTTCATATGAGGAGTCAATCCGTGGCGCACATGTATTCCTGGTTCAATCCACTTTCCCAAACTCAGACAACTTAATGGAACTTCTCCTGATGATCGACGCTGCAAAACGTGCATCTGCAAAGAGCGTTGTCCCTTAGTTACTTCCGTCTATTCCCAGCCCTGCGGAACACACTGGCGGTTTTCGGCGTTCGGCTTCGCCGTCCGCTTCGCGAAGCGGGGCAGGACGCCCCGCCGAAAAGTAACGGCTAGAAGAAATTCGTGACAATAGAACAATTGTCACAAAATAAAATAGTAAAAACTTGCCAATCTTTGAAAAATCTTCAAGAATTGGCGTAAAACGAATTAGAAAGAAACATTATGCGTAAAGAGATAATGTACATGATAGCTTATCCAGATGGTACACTTGTGATGAATACTCAAAAGTACTACCGAAGAGATTGTGTCAGATATTGGCTGGACGGAACTGGTTTAACATGGAAACAGATGTATAAGAAAGGCTTTCGCTGTAAAAAAGTGAAAGTTACATTTGAAATAATTGATTAATAAAAAATCGGAAATGAAAGAATCACATACAGGCATTGGTGTCTGCCGCTGCTACCAATGCCGAATGAGAAAAAAGAACTGCAGCACATCGGGGCGTAAATCGCTCAAACGGGCAATCAACAAGTTTCGCCGCAGGCAATTGAAGTTGGATAAAGTAATCAGGCACAATCACTTCGGTGGATACTGGGCATAAGACTAATACACGTTTTTATCCGCCCCACACTGCACAGGAACACATTTTTTTCCTTTTTTCTTATACATCCCCAAGGGCATGGATGAACGGCAGGCAAGAAATTTCAGATAAAAATACCGCACGACGTAGGAGCGCAGGATATTTTTATCTGAAATAGCGTAGCGGTTCTTGACTGACGGGCGGCCGTGACCTATCTTTGTAGAAGAAAAGAGGAAAAATACGCTGTAAAACAGCAAACCTGTCATTTATCCCTTCCCGTCACTTTATAGATAATTGCGTTTCTGTCTATGTCACTACGTTTATTTACGGATAGAACCATACGGGAATAAAACGTAAAACGCCCGAAAACAGGCGGAAAAGAAGCAAAAACGTACTTGAAACCCTTCGAGATGTTTTCAAAAATTCATCAGACGTTTTTTTTATTTCGTCAGACGTTTTTTGAAAAACTCCTGATGTTTTCCATGAGCCCCTGATAAGCGTATTTTCTGAAAATGGCATCAAAAAAGCCCGGTGAATAATCTTTCATTCACCGGGCTTTCATCAAATTTCTTTGTAGTGTCTGACGGTCAGACCGTCAAGCTGTCTGTCGGCTTAGGCTGCCGGGTCGGGAGTTTCCCCGCCGTCGTCAGGGTTAGGAGTTTCTCCGCCCTCATTGCCGCCTTCTCCGCTCGTGCTGCCTGCTCCTGCCTTGGAAAAAGCATACATGGAAACGGCTTCCTTGATTTCGGTAGAAGGTACGTAGATGACACGCGCTTTCTTTACGCTGTTTGCGCCGCACTTGTCAGCGGTTGCGATACCGACACCGGAAACGGAAGGACGGAAAGAACCGAGGTCGCCCAGGCGGACGGGAGAACCGTTTGCAAGGTTGCGCTTGATGACGACCATCAATGCGTCAAGTACCGCCTTGATGTCAGAGCCGGTCAGCGTACAACGGTCTGCGATTTGTTCAACGATTTGTCTCTGTGTCATTTCCGGAGCGAGTACTACCTGTGCGTAGTATTTTGCTGCTGCGGCTTTGTCCTGCGGATTCTTGCGTAATGCGGGTTTGATTGTAATTGCCATGTTTATTGGTGTTTTGATGATTAATAATGTTGCAAATCTACAGGATACGCACGTAGGCGTGCGGGCGTATGTTCTTATCTGTGATGATACGTGCCTTATCATGCAATTATGTGCATGAAAAAAGGGCTGCGGTTTGTATTCCGCAGCCCTCAAAACAGGGGTTTTTAATGTTCTCCGTCAGTTCTTGCCGTCTGTTCTCTTTTCGCTTTCACCTACCGGGCCATCAGCTCCGGTGAGCCAGACGAAAATTTTACCGATAACTTTCAGTACTCGCAACGTGTTTCTCCAAAATGGTTTCATAATGACCTCCTTTTTAATTGTTGCCCGCAAAGGTAGGAGAGAGCGATGAACGGTTAACGGTTAGTGATTAGTGGCTACGCTTTCATGCGTGTATCTGCGTGTTAATCACTAATCACTCAATCGTTAACCGCTAAATACCCGTATTCGGCAGCCGCATCGAAACAGGGACACTGCTTGATATATTCGCAGGGTTCTATGGTTCCGTTGTGGTTGAGGTCGGGTGAAAGGTCGCGGTGACCGCAAATCTTTGCTCCCCGGTAGGTGAGCAGCAGGAAGCGGAGAAGGATTTCAAGGCTTTGTTTTTGTGCGTCGGTACGGGTGTCGGCGGCACGTCCGGATGCATCCAATCCGCCTTCGTAGGCAACTCCTATCGACGGGGTGTTGTAGCCTTTGGCGTGGGCGCCGATGTGGGTGATGTCGCGCATGTGGTGTATCGTTCCGTCTTTGGTGACGTAGTAGTGATAGCCACATTCGGCGAAGCCTTGGCGTTTGTGCATGGAGTCGAGGGCTTCGGGGGTGAGGTTGCTTGTGCAACGGGATGCGGTGCAGTGCACCACAATCAGGGTGATGTTTCTTTGTTTAATCATTGTTTTTTGTGGGTGATTATGTGAGTGATTTTTTAGTTGTGTATGATTGTCTACCCCCCTTCCGTCCCCCGTTGGGGGATACGCTTGTCGGGGGAAGTGCTCTTCCCCCTTGCCGCAGGGCGTTCCCCTAGCGAAGAGGGTTCGGGCTGTAGCTGTGGGAGCTGCTGCGCTGCGGCTTAAAAGGGTGAGCCGAAAGAGGTGGTTATCAGTTCCTTTTGCCGGGGTGTGAGGATACGGTTGCTTAGCTGATAGTTTGTTTCTTGCAATGCTTCGAGTAGTTCGGTGTCGTCCTTTATCCACTGTTTGAGGCGGATAGAAGCGGAAGCGGGTGCGATGTTTGGGAAATAAAGTACGGCCAGTTCTTTGAAGCCGTAGCTACGGTTGGTCAAATTTTGGCAGTTGTTTTGTAGGTGCACGTTGGTATACATAATTATAGTGTTGGTTTACAGATGTAAAGATAGGCTTTTTAGTGGCTGGTTGTCACCTGTATACTTGGTAGATATAGTTATATATGTTTGTTGGCAGAGGAAAGTTGTGACATTTGAGCAATTGTCACGAATTTCTTCTGTCTGTAACTTTTCGACGGGGCGTCCCGCCCCGCTTCATGGAGCGGACGGCGAAGCCGACCGCCGGGAATTTCCGCTATTTCGCAAAGACTGTCCGCAGGGGCGCGAGCAGTCTGCCGGACACGCCGTCAGGCGTAACCCGAAGGGAGTACAATCGCCCGCAAGAAGTCGTAAACCCGCAGGAAACCGGGACACGCAGGAGTAACTAAGGGGCGGTGGTCGGGGTGGCGGCTTGCCGCCACAGTGGTGGTGTTTACATTCCGCAGGGNGNATNTTAGGTTTTATATTCATAGGCTTTCTCTTTCCTGGAACCGATGCCCGGCTTCATTTATATTGCTACTGCATTGGCTTTATCATAGGATGGCTTAATAAACCTGTAAAGTATGAAACCGGAAATTAGACAACTCATTGAAGAGAATCTCCGAAGAAACAAGGATATTCATCGTATATTTAATCCTGTAACCGGAGAAGGCTCATTTCTTGAACGGACTAAAGTTCATATGGACGATTTTCCAATCAAAGACATGTGGCTTCCCAAAGATATGATGAAAGTCCCTTTGGTTCATCAACTCATAGAGAATAATGGAATAAGTGGCTTCATACAATCCCTGTATGATGATGAAGACAATGATGAAGAAATATCCATAGATGACAGGGAAAAAGTAATTCGTCAGTTTATACGCATACGCTGTAAATACGACTTTCCTTTTTGGGCATATACATTTGCCAAGATAAAGAACAAAGATGGTGGAGACGACATACCATTCCGCCTCAACCGTCCTCAACGCAAGTTGATAGAGAAACTGGAACAAATGCGTACCGCAGGAAAACCGATACGCCTGATACTCCTGAAAGCCCGCCAATGGGGTGGCTCAACGGCCACACAAATATACATGGCTTGGTTGCAGCTCATACATATCACTGGATGGAACTCTAATATTGTAGCACATGTAAAGGATGCATCTGCCGAAGTAAAAGGAATGTTTGACAAGTTAATTGATGCTTATCCTCTTTGGATGCTTCATGACGAAGGAGATGCTTACAATGAGAAAGAGTCAAAACAGGTAGGTGTGAATGGCACCCAAAACATTAACTATATCCCCCAACGAAATTGCAAGATAAAAATAGGCTCTGCCGAACGACCTGATTCTGCACGCGGTGGCGACTCGGCACTTGTACACTGCACCGAAGTTGCTTTCTGGAAAAAGACAGAGGGGAAAACACCGCAAGCAATTATCCGATCCGCTTGTGCCGGCACATCACTTAAACCATTAACATTGATTGTTTATGAATCAACAGCAAACGGCACAGGAAACTTCTTCCAGGAAGAATATGATGCCGCCAAGAACGGAAAAAGCCAGTTTGATTCATTATTTGTCGCATGGTTTGAAATAGAACGTTACTATCTCCCGGTAGATGATTATGAAAAACTTGCGACTTGGCTCTGGGTAAATCGTAACAATGCCAATTCACCGGACAACCGTTCCGAATCTGGTCAATACTACTGGAAATTATGGAAAATGGGAGCTACATTTGAAGCCATATCCTGGTATATAATTGAACGGAAAAAATACAATGACCATGCTGATATGGCTGCCGAATATCCATCTGATGACGTAGAAGCATTCAAACATTCAGGTGCCAAAGTCTTTGATGAATACAAAGTAGAGAACTTTAAGAAAGGATGTAAAGCCCCCAAATATATCGGTGATATTTACGGGGATTCCATTAGTGGCAAAGATGCGCTAAAAGACCTTAGATTCTCAGAAGACAAGCAAGGATTATTATGGATATGGGCACTCCCTGAGATTGATGATGAAGAGTATATTACAAACAGATACCTTGTTGTTGTCGATATTGGCGGCCGCTCCAACAAGGCTGACTGGTCTGTAATTGCCGTATATGACCGCGCATGGATGATGGAAAATGGTGGAAAACCAATTGTTGTAGCACAATGGTATGGACACATAGACCATGACTTACTGGCATGGAAAGCAGCACAAATCGCCAAATTCTATGATAATGCACTACTGGTTATTGAATCAAACACCCTCGAAACCAAAGACAAGGAAAGACAGGTAGACGGTGACCAGACATCATTCATCCTCAATCAGATTAAGGATGTATATGATAACCTTTATGCACGCCGGAGATCAGAAGAAGAGATACGCGAAGGGGTTCCTGTCAAATACGGATTCCATACCAATGTACAAACCAAACCAATGATCATTTCCATGCTAGTCATGGTAATACGCGAAGGACTTTATGTTGAACGGGACAAACGGTGCCTGGATGAATATCTGACTTATGAAAGAAAACCTAATGGAACATTTGGTGCAATCATTGGTAAACATGATGACTTATTAATGACACGGGCCATAGGGCTTTATATCTGTTATCGTGAAATGGATACACCAAGAATAATCAGACGGCCTAGGCGTACATCATCCTATAAACGAAAAAAACCGCAAACAGCGGCTACCATATAGAGATTATAATATTATTTGTAAAACGTAAAATCATTGAATTATGAACATCTTCAAAAAACTTGTAGCTTACACACGCTGGTATTATGCTATTAAAAAAGCTGATTCAGAACACGAAAGAACCGGAGAGCGCTATTATGTAATAGCAGGTAATGGAAAAGACTTGGTTGTAACCGACAGGAGAGTTTTCAGAAAGCTCAAACAGAAAGGCTACATTTCCCGGCAAGCTAACGTAAACGACATGATCCGTGAATGTTTTTATTTCACACCTTACAAAAACGGTGACGGTTTCATCACCAAAGAATACCTGGCCAGAAAAAGAGAGCAATATTTTTCCTATTTGAAAGCATTGGCCAAGAAAGACAAAGCACAGCAGCGGAAGCAGACAAACAAAAAGAAAGCGGCGTAATAGCCGCTTCTCATAAATGCTCCATTCTACGACAATGGAGCATTTATTATGCAGCAGGTTTTATTGCCTGGCTAGCCATATTTACAGCCTGCATATTTGCACCTTGCTGTACCTGTGCTTTCAGTTCGGGTGACAAAGCACCTGGTATCTGCCCGTTTTGTATTTGCTCCTGTTGACTCTGAACGCTTTGTAGCAAATCATCGGCGAATGGAAAATCACCATGTTTGAGTAATTGTTCCAGTGAAATCTGTCCGGCTCTCCAAATTTCCATCAGGAGGTCATTCGCCAATGTTCTGTATGCAGGAGAATTGGCACTTTCAGTTATAGACAAGTCAAATTCCACATCTCTTACCTTCTTAGGATCATATTCAATTTGGGTACCTGTTTTTCCGGCTATATTAAACACACGTTTGGAATCGTAAAACTGCTGCATATTCTTTACATCCTTATAAGCACTGTCAATGATAAACATGGAGAAAGAATCCAATAAATCCAGCAATGACGTCGTTGCATTCTGTGCTTCCTGTGCGTATTTACTTCCACTCGTTCCTGCATATCCGGGCTTACCTTGCAATGCGCCACTTACACCGGATATATCTTCAAAAAACTGTAGCTGTATATTTAATAATTCGTGGATACCGATATTGGTTGCATTATTGCTAACTTGTTTAGGCATTTCAACACCCGGTTTGGCTTTTATCGCAATGACTCCATTAAAGCGCGCCCATTCTTCCGCAATATCTTCCATACATTTATCTTCCGGCAGACATTCTTCTGGAAATAACAATACGCCTTTAGCAGAGGCACGCATTATCCAGTCATACAATGTTATCAGTCGGTTCACGTACCGCTGCTGGTCAATAACATCACTAACAAATGAATGGGGTTCGCCATCAATGAAAGGATAGATTTTAAAGACATATGGATGACTTTTATGTTCAAACGGTGTTTCTCCCTCTTGAAGAATCTGCCCGAAAGGAGTAAGAAAATAAAAGTACCAGTAGTCATCCATAAACCACTCTGCTTTAATCAGAGGAATATCTTCACGTTCCATACCTGCCGCCAAACCTTCCTGAACTCGTTCTTCATTGATTGTTTCGACCATTTGATGGTAATCCTCAATATCTATTTTATAATAATCCCCATTCAGATAATCATGGCAACGATACCTCGGTTTACTCTCTTTTCTCCATATTTCTATAACACGACACATTGTCGTATCATAAGGGCACATAAAATCTATATTCTTCAAGGAAGACTGGCCAAACTGCTGGCAGTTGGCAATTACATATTTCTTATTTCGGGCATCATGATATATCTCTTTCAGACGCGCGACATCTGCCGGAGTATCAGCAAACGTCTGACATACTTTCTCAAAGGATAAGTCATGTATTTCACCTATAAAAGAACAATCCCATCCACGGAAGTCACGCATGGCATTGTCAACAAAGAAATTATTGGGATTGACATAATCAGTCCAGCAATCACATTTATCATTATTCCATCCCCACCATTTGCGATGTACAATCATTCCGCCTATTAAGAAGTCTTCAAATGTCCTTGAATTAACTTCCTGCATCCGGTTCAGTTGCCAGTTGTATTGCAGGATGGTGCTCATCGTTTCACCTAAACGCTGCTCATCCCGGTCACGGGCAACACAAGTCGGTTCTTTGCTTTGGCTGCGATACACACCAAGAACGTTCCGGACTAAGCGACGGATAAGGTTATTCTTTAGAGGAATACTCCCTTGTGACTGGATATATGCTTCCTCAGTCATCGTTTGACCATCCACAGTAACCATATCAGACCACTGTTTGCCAAATGTGTAGTTTTTATTCCGTTCTCTCTCACGTCGGAAATTACTAAGGTTATTCCAATACTGTTGCGCCTGCAACAATACATCAAAAGCTCTCCTGTCTTCATAGTGCCGTTTCTCAACAGCTACTGAATCCAGTTCTTTATTTGTCAGCCTTGATAAAGGTACAAGTTTTCTCTTTTTTGCCATAGCTATGTTTTTGGACAAATCTACCAATCGAACCGTAACCGGCTATTTTATGTATTAACAGTGTAAAATGAAAACTCCCCGCCATCATAGCGGGGAAGTGATTAATAATACTTACGGTATATCTTATGCTCTTCTTTGTGACTATCAATATAATCAGCCAATGCAAACGGGTCATCATCCAACTCTTTCAGTTTCCGACGATGTTTATCGGCAATCTTCTTTTCATCGTCGGACTTCTTTTCATCGTCCGTCATGTGAAAACGTTCATACTCCTTTTCAATATCCTTTTTTCTACGTTTGGTCAAATCCTTGGTTCCCGGCACCCATCCTTCCCATGAATCATGTTTGGATATGTATTTATCTGCCCTGGCAACCTTCTCGGCAAAACTTGCTACCGATTCATCCTTATACAGTTCTTTCGCCACAGCAGCCCGGTTACTCTTGGGTGAATTAAGCATATACATGAAGTCTATCATCTTATCATCACTTAATGCCCCATCACGAACCAATCCTTCAACCCCTAGATAGATGTTACCAAGAACTTCCAAGTCCACGCCACCGTACCTTGAGACTTTTTCCATTGTACTGAAAGTAATCTCCGGACTAATCAAACCATATTCATCAACAGCAAATTTGACTTCCTTCATAAACTTGTCAAGTTCATCATAAACAAGAAGAGGATTCATGCCATATCCACTGGCTATTGACTCCAGTAAATTACCGCCTGGCATACCTTTTATCGGAGAGGTAAGGAAGAAAGATATTCCTTTAGCCAAATCATTATCGTCATCATCCCCATCTCCTACAAAAAAGCCAAGCAGGCCTTTGCTGCCAATATTCCATAACAGGTTCATTCCCCAGGCAAACAAAACGGCCTCGAAAGCTGTTTTCCTATTCTCATTCAGCAGCTTCCTGTATGCCTTACTGGAAGCCTCATCTTCATTCATACCTTCTTGCACATACATATCTGTATAATTCTTTTGAAGTTCTTTCCATTTCAAGGAGCGCGTCAGATCATAATAAGCAGCCAATACTTTTCTAACATAACCGATATTAGAATTCTGATAGGTAGTTATCATCCTGTCCATTATTGAACGGCTCATCTGCATTGGGGAAAGAAATGCCGGATGAGAAGATTGCTGTGTTTGATTATAATAAATATCAGCATCCATCAATGCCTGATTACGCGCCTCATCCTCAGCAAGTCCCTGTTTTACCAACTGTCCATATCTATAGTCATAGATAGATTTGGCTCCTATAGAACAAGTGACAGCATCCACCAGCTTGTTAGGAATCATACCGGTCTCGATATATTTATCAAGATACTTACTGATACTTCCCTCTTCCAGCTTCTCATTACCTGCCGTACCCTGGAATACTCTTTCCCTGAATGATGGAATACTCTCCATACACCATTTAAAGGTTACAGGCATCTTCGCGGCATTAACAAGCAATGACTTCATATATATCGGACTTTGAGAGTATCCCCAGAAAGCTGGTGCGGAAAGCACCTGTTTTAAAGCGGTACTAAGTCTCCATGCTATATTTCCACCAACTATGCCCTTGGATAACTTACCCAAAACTTCATCCATAAACTTGTTCTGATCCGGATGATAGGTTTTGGTCGCCACCGCTGCCGCATCGTAGAAATTATGAAAACTGCCTCTTGAATTTGCATCCAACTGATTTCTGAAAGTTGTATTGCTTAGTACTGCATCCAAATCTCTGCGGACACGTGCATAAGCATTCCATTCTTCCATTTGTCTGCCATGGTCAAACAAGACATCGAATGCATTCATTGTTATATCAACGGGCCGCGTATTTACTACACGTTTTATCAAGCTGCCGGCACGTTCTTCCAATGTCTTTCTACGCTCTTTATCTTCAGACAAGTCACTTTCCTGCCGGGTAGACTTCTTCACTATCCGAAGAGGAACATAATCTTTGATATCCGCTAAAGATGTTCCATACATATCAAGATACTTCGCATTATATCTTTCGCGGAGTTCCGGCAAAAGTTCTTCCTGTATCCAGTCTGCAAATTTGATATAATCATTGCCGATGAAGTCTCTTATCTCAACGATAGATTCTTCGTCAAAACCTTGCATCTCCAATTTCGTACGACCATCATTCATTTTCCAGACCTGATATATATACATAGCCTGCCCCTTGCTTAATGGGATTTCGTATTTCACTCCGTACCCACCGTCTAATTTACTTTTAGTATCGACGATATGAACACCGGAACTGTTTACAGTCTTATCACTCAATGTCCAGACTTCATCATACTTTTTCCCAAATATCTCTTTTGATTTATTATCAAGACGGTCACGTAACTCTTCCATGCCAAGGACATAAGTATCATACGCTTTCATCACTCCATCTTTACCGGCAACAAAGTATTTATATAAAAAACCATCCTTGCCCAGCGTTTTTGTATTCACTCGCTTACACATATACTCGAAACTTCCTAAAGGAGCTGAGAAAAATTTCTTCAACACACCTTCTTCTGTTGATTTCTTATCATATATGTCTATTGGTTTGCCATCTACAGTTTCGATGGCCTTACCAATAAGCCGGCATTTTCTCTTAACTTCCTCTTCTGTTCGACGTAGAAGACTGTTTTTACCGTTAGAGATTAATTCTTCCAGTTGTTCAATGGTCATTTGAAGCTGCTTCACCTGCATAGCCCTCGTATCATTAATCAACCTTTCCAGGGCTACTACCTGACGTCTATTCTCATTGATAATATTGTTTATTTGGCGCCGTTTGTTTTCCGAAGGTTCCTTCATCCTATCCTTATATAAATTAGAATTATTCAGAAGCCTCTGCTGAATATCCAATTCTATGGACTGTATTTCAAAATCATGGCTCTTATTCATTATTTGTCCGCTAATGATATTCAAAGCCGCCATTCGTTCACTATCTCCCTGAGTCCATACTGTTTCCCCTTGGGCTGCCCTGTCCATCTTCTCATTCAGAGCGGATATTTCTTTTTCCACATCAATATCACTAGAAGCAGCTATTTGCTTTTCAAGCTCATTCTTTTCATCCCGAAGTTCCTGAATACGCCCCTTATTCTCTTCGATAATCCTTCTTGATTGTTCAATAGCGGCCAAAGCCTCATCTTTAACGGAAATATCACTAGTATCCCGAATGGTTCTTTCCAAACGCCTTATTTCTTCCTGTTGCTTCCTGTTATCCCTTTTGAGATATAAAATATCATCTTCCAATCCGGATTTTTTTATATCAGATAACTTACCTCGAATGAATGAGAAAATACGTCTTGTACTATCATCGACATTCTTTGCAATAGACATATTTTTGCCGTTTACATCTTGCACCTTCAGAGATAGCATCTTATCCATCATACGTTGCAGTTTACGGCTTTGGGCGGACAAGGCAATCCTCTTTACATTCATAAAAATCTTTTCAAGGGATTTCTTCGTTTTTGCGTTTTTCACCTGAAGCAAAAGCGAACTGAGTTCCCCCTTCCCTATCTCACTGATTATATCCGAACCAATCTCCTTTTTAATTTCTTCAATAACTTCATTAGACAACTCTTCAGCAGTTATATGAGAATCAATCTTACGTTCCAAGGAAGAAATACGGGCATTTAACTCAAATATCCTTTTCTTGTACGCATCTAGCAAAGACGGATTCTCATCCGGAAGTTCAGCAAACATATCCTCTCCGTTGGTATCTGTAGTTTCACGGAATCGCTCAGCACGAGTTCCAGATTCACCAATTCCAAGTCTATTTCTCATATCTACATCGGCGGCAATCTCTAACGGATTATTCCGTTCTAGATTCTTCCGGCTTCTCCAAAGCAGATACCTGACGTCATTATCTGATAACTCCAGTGATATTCCCATCTTCCGAAGAAAATCTCTGAACGATGAGACAACCTTATCCCACCATGAAGGAATCTCATTCCTTTCTGCTTGCTCTGCAAGAAATTCATCCATGGCAATGGCTATATCACCACCATATTCACGTATAGCACCATCAGCTACTTTCTTTCTTACTTCAACAGGTAATTGACCGTATATTCTGACCATCTCATCATCATACGACTTTTCTCCAAACAACGCACGTAATCCCTTATGACCCACTATCTCATGAAGGAACGTAGCCTTTGCGTCCTCTTCCCCCTTGGCATTAGGCAAGTATATTACCACCTCACCGGTTTTAGTGTCAAACCATCCCTTCACATTCCGACCTTTCTCGATAGCCTTGCGCACCGCACCTTCCGGCAATTCGTCCAGGCCACGGACTATTTTCACAGGCGTATGGAGAGTATTGGATATCTTTTCAATCTCAGACACAATCTGCTCATGTCCGGTTATAGTAGCATGGCTCTCATCAAATACCACATAGCTCTTCTTCGGAAAACGCTTCTCCTTTCCTCCCAAGTCATGCCGGGTACTATATTTGTACCCCACATAACCGGCATCACTCAAAACACGGTTCACATCCACACCTTCCGGCATATTCCATGCCATCGCCATATACAGATTCATCCCGTTAGCCTTTCCGTCATGAAAATACCTGCCAAAGTCCACGTCCACACCTGCATCATGCAACCGTCCGGCTATTTCGGACATCTCCGCGGCATCGTATACCTTGTCATAGTCCAGATAGTTTCCGCCGTTGTCAGCGGGAATCTCCACCTCATACAGATGCTTTCTGCCAGCTACTTCCCTATTGCCAGCTACGCCGGCATATTCCTCGGCTATGCGTTTGTCCCGGGTCGTGTATATTCCTTTTCCAATCATGCTCTCGCCTTCACCCTCACCAGAATGTGACAGATTAAACTTATCAAACTCCGCACCACTTCCATGATACGTCTTCATGGAATCCTCTCGGAATCTCACACCATTAATATGTGACGCATTCTCTACAGCTTCATTTCTTGATGTTTCATCCCCTGCTTTATAGGTAAACACTTTTATTCCAGCCCCCTTCATGGCATCCACAATATCTTTACTCGCATTGTCAGGAACCACGGCAGCCGCAAACTCATTCAGATAAACCGGACGTTCGAATTTTGTTTCAAAGTACATAGCAGGATACTCATTTCTGATAGCAGCCACCATATCAGACAACTGCCGTACATCTTCATCAGACAACTCCACTCCATACTCACGTTTCGCAAAACTTCGGGAATTGGGTTTGGTGGCAATTTCCTCTACACGATACAACCCGGTATCATCAAAAGCACTTGCATCCGGATTGAGTTTGAGTCCCAAATCGAAATAAACCTTTTCCCATTTCTCCCTGAACGCTTCTATTTCTTCATGGTTAGTGGTCAACTTTCCTTTCTGCTGACGAATTCCGTTCAATGTACCAACAGGTTTCATCAGTCCTGCCGCGAACTTGGAGAATGACCCGCCCCAGCCTGTCGCACCCGCTAAACCTTGTTGTCTCATCATTTTAGACACATTTTCCAAAGTATGTGGAAGATAAACCCTGTTCCCACTTGGAGTATAACCCTTAAAGAGAACCTCTTTAATACCATACTTATCCGCAAGGTTCTCTTTCCATTCATCATACTCTTTGCTTAACTCTGCCGACTGACTGATTTTTTCATGAACATCCCGCACAGTCTGATAAGTGTCAATGCCACCGGATTTACGTATATCCGACATTACTTCATCATAGAACCCTTTGACGGAATTATACTCATATCCATTTTCCTCTATATCTTTAAGGTTTTCTACCGCTCTCCTATAGACAAATCCTTTCTGAGTAGGGTTCTCATCTATCTTTTGCTGTAATACGCGTTTTCTTGTTTCTATATACTCTTCAAACTTAGTCCTGTCCCCGTCGAATTTTTCATCTATATATGCCTTCAGAATGGCAGCATTGCGTTCATCGTAATCGTCAATCGCATCTACCTCTGTTATCTTCTTCCGAATGTCCTCAGAAAATACTGGCTCTATTTTTCTAAGTTCAGGCGCTTCGCCCTTCTCATATAGAAACTGATAAGCAAGCGCGTTAGCGTCACGTCCTTCCATATAACCGTTCCATGCAGAACGCACATCCGATTGCATCTCTTTCGGCAATTTAGATATGTCATCATAGACACGTTTACCACCTTCATCGTTAAACTGCCTTTCTATCTGCGGATAAGTAGGAGTCCAGGCGTCGCCACTGAATGTACCGGCATTGCGCCCTGTACTCTTCGCTACCATGGAAGAAGGTAAAACCAATGAAATCTCACCATATCCTTCATGTGACTGTTTATCTATATCAATCACCGCTGCGCTCGGATTAGCAAAGCCGCCAAGTTTCAACGCTTTCCTCAACTTATCTCCGCTGATATTATGCAGTCCCACAAGAGACTTGCTCCCATCCTTTTCTTTCACCTCACGAAAGCGGATATCATCATTCTGAGAAGAAAACGCACCTGTATTATCATATGCATCCTTCAACTGGTTAGGCACAAAGCAGGCAACATACTTAACACCTTCATCCATTCCTATTAGACCGTCATATCCTAACTCTTGGATTTTCTTCACAAATTCTGGTGTCTCTGTAACCAACCAGCTATTCTGACTATTTAAAATTGACTTTGCTTCATCCAATGACACTATTTCTCCCTTCCCACCAATAAAACTTAGTGTAGGAATTCTACCATCAAATAAAGCTAAAACCGATTCGTAGTCCGAAGATAATGAAAATGGTTTTCGAATGTTGGCAAACAAATCATAAACATATCCTTCTTCAGTCCATTGCTCTTTTCCATTCTCATCATCAGGAATTGACATTGCACGCTTTTCTGCAATACTTTGTGCTTTCACTGCATCCACACTCGTAAATATCATACCACTATATTCACCGCCCATAAAAGTATGAAAAGGTGCCTCTTGGGATACATAAGTTATTCCGTCTTTTTGCCATCCACGATTAGGTGTTATTTGCTCTCTTCGTAATGGTGTCCCATGGAATACGACTAATGGCTCACCATTATCATCAATAATCTTAGAAGATTCACCTGCATTGTTTTCCCAATCTCCAAACCAATTTTTGAATGCCTGAGTACGTACCTGTACCCACTGCTTTTCATTAAGTTCACTTGGCTTACCATTTGGAGCTTTTAAATATGTTCCATTAGCTTTTGCATGTTCAATGATACTTTGCTCTTCTGATATAGACTTTTCTTCACGGAAACGATAAACAGCATCTTCCTCGTCTAAGGCAGTCTTACCGGACTTAAGATTTACATGTTCCTGTACTATTTTGTATTCAGCAAATGGTTTTGTTTTACGATGAGAAGAATCAATCCATTCTTTAAATGTTTCCTTAGATACGCCAGTGATATTTCCAAGTCCTTTCCATCCCGAAGAATAATTAGACAAATACGCTTCTTTCGCCTCATCCATTGATGCGAAACCGTACATGACTTTATGTTCATCGAAGGAACCATCTTCATTCACTTGATCCACAACATATACGCCATTACCGGAATCTCCCAGGAACACATCTATATGATCACCATCTACACCTTCTGTTCCTCTGATATAGCCATAAGTATTGTTCATGGTAACACTCCATGTATTACCGCCAGCATCCACGCCACTGCGTTCGCTACCTCTCGGATTTTCAATCGTTATATCAAATCCATCTATCTTTATATGGCCTTTCTTATAATTTCCAGCTTCTTTCTGAGCATCTGTAGGATTAGTGTCTACTTTTTGCTCTTCCTTATGCAATGCGTGGGCATCATTAACACGACCGGCATAATCTAACAACGATTCTCCTTCCATCCGGGAAGGGACATAAGTGTCAGGAACGCTTTCCTGATTACGGGAAGGCGATATTAATTCTCTTCCGGATGGGCTACTTTGTAAAGTGTCATGTTCAGTACCACTGTTTGCATCAACTTGGCCGGATTCTTCTTCAGTTCTTCCAATTGTCCCGGCTGAAACAGATTCTTCTCCTTGCAGAACTGAGCTGCCTGGTTCGCGTACTCCAGATACTCCTTCTTGCTCATTGCTTTCACTTTCTGCAATGCTGCTTCCACTTTCTTGCGATGTTCTTCTGTCATTTTCCTGTTCATTTAGTATTTCATCCACAAAGTTAGACATAAATTCTTGGTATTCCTCATCTGAAATCACATTTGATTCAGCGAATAATTCTCCTTGGTCCCAAAGCTCATACTCTTCCGGTGTCATATGATAATTATCTTGATACCACTGCTCTTTCGCCAATTCGTCAGCCTCAGCTTCCGCCTGCCGTTCGCGTTCCGCCATGGCTTCCCTATTACTCTTTATGTAATTAATCAGTCCGCTACGGGTACGGGCAGATGACAGCACATCAATAATTGCATTCCGCCCTGCATTCGGATCATTTTGGTCAAAGAAATTGGTTCCAGCTTCCAGGTCTGCAAGCATCAGTTGTTCTCCCGCCTGCTCGATAGTCATTCCACCTTTCTCTTTAGAAGCAAACAAACCAAACATATTTTTAGCATCCATATTGCCAAAACCTGTCTCACGTTTATATTCACCATGCAAAAGAGGCAGTTTACCGGCTCCCAACATCATAGCCGCTAGTTCTTCGCCATTCATAGGTTCACCCATGGCCTTAATTTCATTAGCCGTGGTATCACCCGGTTTCTCATAAAGAGTTTTCACATGTGCTTCAACTTCATTCCAGTAATCAACTTGTTTCTTCGCATCAGCAACCTGTTCATTCCATTGTTTCTTCTCTGCAAAGTATTTTGTTTTGTTTGCTCCTATTTTGGGAGGCTTACTATTTAATTTCTCATAAAGTTTAATAGCCTCACCTTTATTAGCTGTTATAATTCNAGTAACCTCTTCTTCTGTAGGATTATAAACTTCACCATCCATTTCTACCGGAGAAGTAATATCATCAATAGTCATTTCAATCGGTACCTTATGGTATTGAAGATTTCCTTTTTCATCAACAGGAATCACAGGAGCTTCATCCATTCCTTTTTGTGTCGATACCGCATTTTCTTGCGTTCCCAGAGCCACCTCTTCCTGTACCGGCATTGCTTCCGTCTCTTGTGGTAATCCGGCCAGAGCCTGCATATTATTTTCATTTGCACTATTCTCTTCTATTATATCTTGCTCAGGAATAATAGGATTTTCAGACAAAGGCTCATCTGTCTCTACAGGTAGACCATCATCTCCCAGTTCCTCTTCTGTTCCCGACTCGATTTCACGCAGAGAATCATATTCATCACGAGGCATTATATCACTATCAACAATATTACCAGTCTGATCCAAAATATCAAAGGATACTTCCGATTCATTGGCTGAAGTAGCAGAAATAATTCTGCCATCATCAAGCATTTTCTTTCCTGTTGGTTGGGCGAGAGTTTCCTTCTGATATTGTTCTTTAAACCGCAACATTCTTTCCCGGTTAACAAGAGCCTGAACTTCTTCTTTAGTAGTTTGTACCTCTTTACCGTCAGCACCAATTACTGTCACCAAGTCACCTTCTACTTGCTGGACTACCAGTTCTTCCCTGGCACCCGTTTCTGCATTTAGTATATTATAAGTATCACCTGGATTAAAGGGAAGCACGCCATTAATTTCAGCAGCAGCCTTATCAACATAATCCTGTCTTATCTGCTCTGCTATTTGAGCCTTATGCTGTTCCGCATTGACTCCCGGCTGCATGTTCTGAATATCATGCACGTCAATCATTTCCAGTTTACCGGTCTGCGCATCACGAATGACAATGCTTTTGTCAGATTGTTGATGATCAACAACTCCATCCTCTCCCATGACAATGTTTCCACCAGTTACATATACACGCCTGTCATCCACTTTCAAAGTTGCATTATATATATTACCATCAGAATGTGTATTCTTTGTGATATAATCTACCTGGCTTACAATCTCACCTTCCATGCCGTCACGTACATTATCTATTACTCCGTCATACTGAGCTTTGGCATTCAAATAGCTGGTAACTTGGGATATGTACTCCGGGGAAAACTCTCCATTTTCATCTTTACTCAGAAACGACAATATTTTTGAGGGAGTATTACCATAGCTGTTTACGGCTGCTATAATGTCTTCTTCTGTCATATCCGGATAACTCGCCATAATTTCTCCGATGGCTCCTTCCAAAGCTATCTTTGCATCATTCCTTTCTTCAGGAGTGCTTAATCCGTAACCATTATCATAAGAATTTTCTGTCTGTAGCTGGATTTCATTAACATCTCCATCGGTTCTTCGCCGGAGATCGGCAAGATTAGCTCCCTGATAGTTTTTAAGCGAAGACGCATATCTGATTGCAGCTTCCTTTTGTTCCGGCTTATATTCGCCGGATTGATAGATTGTAGATAAAACGGATATTATATTGCTTTCATCAGCATCCTCAATATCTGCTCTGATATCTTCCCAACTGTCACCAAAGACATTTTCTGCTTCACGACCTGCTTTTTCCAGATTTTTACGTGCTTTATACTTTGGGGTACGATATCCGGTAGTCTTTATGCCTGAAAGAAATCCCCCTATCATAGAAACGCCAAGTGCAGTGTCTATATTGTTATCCAGATTGAAGACACCCGTAGCAGGATCTGTATCCAGTGTTTGATCGCCAATAAACAAAGCATTCAATGTACCACCGGCAACTTCCTCAGCATATTCACCTAAACTTCCATTCCATTGTGTCCTCTTCTCAAAATCCGTTATAGCCCTTCCCCAGTCACTCGCTTTTATTTCACCGATAAATCTGTTGACTTTACTTAGCCCAATCTTTTCCAGCCCACGAGAAGCAACTCCAGATATAGCATCAGTAAACGGTGAGAAATAATTACCCAACATTTCAGAATAGTTCTCAATGACATTTGCCCCATAAGCTTTCGCCAAAGCAGTTCCCAACGACTCTCCGGGTTCTCTATCGGCATAGTGTATATAACCATTTTCATCATAGTCATATCGCACATCACCAATCATTCTATTCTGAGTATCGGCTACTACCCGACCCGAACCGGTCGTCGCACTCATAATACCGGCACCTGCCAAATCTGATGCTGCACGCACAGCTCCCATCTCAATTTTCTTGATAGTGGTTTTCATCGCATCTTTCCCATACTTCTGAATACCACGTTTCACTATTGACTTTGTTGCAGTCTTCCCCAATCCTGACGCGGGGTTAATCATGAACTCCAACATGAATGGAACAGATTCAGCAGTAACCTGCCCTGCCTTATATCCACGTCCTAAATCACCGGCGAAGTTTTCATCGACCGCCATATCCACAGCAGCGGCATCAAGCAACAAGTTTTGCGAGTGCGATAACTGCTTTCCAGACTCTTTATCAGTAGCAGCAGTAAGAAGCGCACTTGTATCCAACATGTCTGTTGCACCGGCATCCCATGTACTTATATCAAAGACCTTTTTACCCAATCCACGCAAAAGGCCACCAAAGAAATGCGTTTTACCTTTTCGTGCTGATTCCTCTAAAACATCTTGGGCGTCATCCAGTTTATTGATTGTTGCATTCAAGTTCTTTGCTTCTTCATTAGCATAACGAGGACTGGAAGTATCAATTCCTGAACGGGAGAATTTTATCCCTGAAGACATATCCATCAATGAAGAAAGGAATGGATGGTCACGCTGAAACTTCATCTTTTTATCAAAGTCCTTATCATACACTTCCCCTAGCTGAGTATTCGCTTCTTTCCTGCCTTCTTCAATCTGCTCATTCAATTGTCCACGTATTTCTTGCTTGAAGTTCCGCTCCGCAACCATTCTTGAATCAATAGGAAGAGCCACCCCACCTGACACCACGCTATCCGGGTGAACTTTGGTACCTAATCCTGCATTCTCCAACAACTTGTCATCTGCAATACGTCTCTCAACCTCATCATAGAAAGAAGAATTTCCAATGAGCGTCTTACGTGCGTCAGGAGTTAATTTTGCCCAAGCATCATATTGCCGGTAAGTATAAGAGTTGTCACTACCTGGAATATCAGTTTCAACAGGAGAATCGGATAATACAGTTTGTGATGCCTCATCATGCTTAACAGGAAGAGTAGCTGCCATTCCTAGTCCAAGAAACTTATTAAAATCGTCAAAACTGTCTTTATAACCGGTCTTGTTCTTTAAGACATCGTACACTTTCGTTCTTGCATTCTCATCATTGTCTATGATTNTATTNNAGTTTCCATTCACTGTAATGCCGCAGGGGGTGGTTCGGATTGGTTGCCTGCACACGGATGGAGTGTCTTTATTTCTGACAATGCTTCAACAAACAGCAAAAAACTGGCTATATGTCTGGCTGAAGTGGCTATACAAAAAGAAGTCTTTGTCCGTCAGCCAATGCCGGAACAACTGTTCTGGATTCAGAATCTTGCCATATGCCGGGATACGAATTGCCCTGCAATATTGACGGAGAATTTCTTTCAGGATAATAAGGAGGATGTAGAATTCCTGTTGTCAGAAGAAGGAATGCGAATGGTAACACAGATTCATGTAGAGGGAGTGATGAACTATCTGAATAAGAATAGAGGATGAGACGACTTCTATATATATCAGTAGTTCTCATGTTGCTGGCAGGAGTATTTGGCTCCTGCCGGACTCAATACATTCCTGTTGAGACGGTAAAAACGGAATATCGGGTTCGTGACAGCATCCGGCATGACAGCGTATATCAGCAAGACAGTGTGTATGTGACGGTAAAAGGGGATACTGTATATGAGTATAAATACAAGTATCTGTATAAGTATCAGTATATAAACAGGACGGATACTTTGATGAAGACAGATTCGATACAGATTCCTTATCCGGTAGAAAAACAACTTTCAAAATGGCAGAGATTCAAACTGGATTTTGGTGGCACTGCCATGCTGATAGTGATTATGATTGTAATAGTGAAATTGAAAAACTTAAAAATGTAGTAGATTATGAGTGAAGAATTGAAAGGAACCAATATATATGCTCCTATTGTTCCGGGCACTGATGAAGATAAGTATCCCACCCACCACAGTATATATGGAAAAGGGGGATTCAAATGTGTACGTACCATGGCGGAAAGAGACGCTATCCCGGTGGACAGGCTTGAAGTCCCGACTTTGTGTTATGTCTTTGATGATGACCTGTTTTATGTATGGGATGGAAGCCTGTGGAATATAAAGGAGATGGGCGGTGTTGATGAAGGATTGCAGCGCAATGTGCGTATTGTGAATAATCTCGATAGTAAGAATGTATCTGCAAGCAAAGGCGAACCTTGCCTTTTGAAATTTACTTTCGTCAGCCAGGAACGGTATAGTTCGAAAGAACCTTATGAGAATACGGGCGAAGAAGGGCTTTGCCAGATTTCTGTCCGCAATACTGTCAACGCGGATTATGTAGTTGCGAAACAGATATATGTAAAATCCGGTGTTCCCCTGAGTATTGATGTGGCGGAGTTTCTGACTTCCGGCGCCAATAATATAATGATTAAAGTCACGGGGAACGTCACGGAAGTGACGACTCCCGCATTTGTATATACTGTGCAACTGACTTCTCTCTCTATCAATGCTGATAACTTTAAATGGTGGACTGCTTATAATGGAGATATCCTTTTCAATCTGAACATTGGTGGAAATGTGGCGAAGAATCTCTATATAGCTGTTACCGGAACTGATTATAATGCCTCGTATGAGGTGCCGATAGGTACGGGAATTTATATTGAAACATCGTATAATTATTCTATCCCGCATCCGGGAAAAACAGGTGTGTTCAATGTGTCTGCCTATGTGGCAAATACTGACGGTAGTATCAAGACTCGGACGGTTTCTTTCAATATCATCTGTGCAATGCCCGGTGAACAAGCCAAGCTTGTCGCTGTAAACAATGTATTGGGCAAAGGGGTGAACTGGTCTGAAAATGCATTGTTTGAGTATGCTATGTTCGATGGTGACAATGTCACTACTTCGGCACAGTTTATTGTAAGGAAAGATAAGGAGGATGTCTTTACTTCCAACGAGGACAGCATTATTTGTTCGGCAAGACAGGTCTTTTCTCTTTCTCTTGAAATAGAAACGATGGATAACTCGGAATTTGAAATTATCGCCTGTATAATGGATGGTGATAAGGAACTGACTGCTCCTGTCACTTATCCGGTAGACAATTCATCCGGTTATGCGGCTGTACCGGGCGCTGTGTTCTATATGAATCCGAAGACACGCAGTAACAGTCAGGCGAACCGTCAGATGATTATCAATGAAATTGACAGTTCGGAAATCCGGGCTTCCTGGAAAGGTGTGAACTGGGGAAATGACTGCTGGACAACGAACACGAACGGAGAAAAGGTACTCCGGTTGATGGCTGGTTCTCTGTTGACGATAGACCGTTATCCTTTTGGTACGGAATGTGCACGCAGGGGAATGACGATTGAGATTGACTACAAAGTGGATAATGTGACTGACTATTCACGACCGGTGATAACTATCTCGTCCCAGTCGGGAGATTCTTTTGTAGGTCTGAATATCTATGCGGATGATATAATTATGCATACCCAGTCACTGAAAAATGACAGTGTGCAAAGCTTGCATACTTTTGAAGGGAAAAGAACACGGCTGACATTGACTATCCTGCCGACAGCATATGGAAATCCGGGATTTAACCTGTGTATCTTATACATTAACGGACGCAAGAACAGGGAGTTCACCTATGAAGATAACGACTATTTTGCACAATCGGGAGCTATTGTCATTGGTTCTGACTTTGCCGACGTGGATATTTATGGTATCAGGGAGTATGAATCGGGATTGACTTCGCAAGGAGTATTGACAAACTACATTAACTGGCTGTCCGATACGGAGGAGAAAGCAAGAGTGAAAGCTTTCAATGATATTTTTGATTCTAACGGTTCGGAAATAGATTTTAATAATACGAAGGATCAGTTCAATTGTCTCGTTTTCGATAAAACGATTCCGTCTATGCTTGACCAGACGCAACGCATAGGAACATTGGAAGTTTTATTTTATGACCATCCGGAATGGAATGTGGCCATTTCCAACGTGACGGCAAAAGGACAGGGGACGTCTTCTATGAAATACTATTTGTGGAACACCCGTTATCAACTGGATAAGGCATTGTCTGTAATTACCTTTGCCGACGGAACGACCGGTACGAAAAAATGGCAAATGGTGCCCTGGCTTCCTGCCGGACAGAAATTTACGGCAAAGAAGAACTATGCTTCTTCCATGCAATCTCATAAAATAGGTTCGGTCAACTCTTATGAAGACTTGTACCGTGAAATGGGACTGCTGAATGAGGCTATGCAGACGGAAGTATATAAGAATGCACGCGTAGCTGTTTATCAGATGCCTTTTGTCTGTTTTGAAAAGTCAGTAAACGATGAAGGGGAAACTGTATATACATTTAAAGGTTTGTATACTTTCGGGCCGGACAAGGGAGATAAATATACTTTCGGTTATGATACGGACTTGTTTCCGGGAATGCTATCTATCGAAGGTTCGGATAATTCACCGCTTTGCACATTGTTCCGTGTTCCTTGGAATCCGGATAAACCTTATATCGTTTACAACGAAGATGAGGAAGCGTTCCAATATAATGGTGCGAACTCTTGGGATTTCGGTGCCGGAGAAATAGGGAATATTTCAAAGTTTCTGCCGGCATATAATATTGTTTACCAATGCTCTCCGAGACTTCAGCCTTTTAACGGAACATTAGCCGAACTGAATTCTCAACTTGCTGACTATAAAAATCAGCCTTACGAATATTGGATTGCAAAGCCCGGTGACGTTAATCAATATAATGTTTATTATTTTGAGGCTGCTGAAGGAGTGTTCATGCCATCGGATATAGGAGAAGGGCAAATCAATCTTCTGTCTCAACTGGTAGATAAGGGCTATGGACTGGTAAGTGCGGATTTGAACGGGAAAACAAATGATGAATTGAATTCTCTTTTTGTCAATGCCCGTATTGCTAAATTCCGATTGGAAGCTCCGGCATATTGGCATATTCAGGATACGCTTACCTTTATGAATAATGTGGAATTTAATGCGGGTACCGACGAGCGGGCAAAAAATACGTATCCGTATTCTTTTGGTATGGATGATTCTAAATTCAGGTGGCGTGTGGACGATGCGGATACCCGTTTTGATACAACGAACCGTGGCTTGCCGGATAAATCTTATAGTGTGGAAACTCATGACCTTGACGAAACCGGAGCGTCTGTATGGAATGGTGAGACGAATAATTTCTTTAACTTGATGGAACTGGCTTTTGCAGAGGAAAAGGTGACTAATATGCGTCTGATGATGACGTCGATGCAATCGTTATCCGGTTTGAAGAGTGGTAATGACCTTGAGAAGATGTATGCGTTTTACAAAAAGTATTTCTTTGATCAGGCGCAGGAGTATTTTCCGTCGAACGCATATAATGCGGATGCCAGAATCTCATATGAAAATGGAAAGCTGGCTTATAACGCAGGTGCTTATTCGAATGATACGGATCCTATAACTCAGGCTTTAGGCGACCATTATGTAGCCGAGCAGCGATGGGTGACGAAACGCATCCTTTATATGATGTCAAAGTATAGCTTCGGTCTGTTCTCCGCGAATGGTTCTGACACCATTACCGTGCGTGCAGCCGGAAATACAATCAAGTATGAGCTTACTCCCGCTATGGATATGTATCCGGCAATAGCCAATGGTACAAGTATCATCAGGGGTGCACGCACTAAAGCAGGGGAAGTCTGTGTGATGGAAATAGAATTGTCCGGTTCAGGTGATCAGCAAAATGCGATACAGGGTGCATCATATTTGCAGGATATCGGTGACTGGCATAATAAGAATGTGCAAGGGTCAATGATTATACAGGGACGGATGCTTCGTGATATCCGATTGGGTAGCAAAACTGAACCGATAGTGATTTCTATCACTTCTCTGACTTTATCTAATTGTACGTCTCTCCAACGTTTACTCCTGTCTAATATTTCTACATTGTCCGGTACGTTGAACCTTTCTGCTTGCACTCATCTGCAAGAAGTACATGCGGACGGTACATCTCTCGTACAAATAATTCTCCCAAAAGGTGGTGGACTCCGGTCTGTAGAGTTTAGTGCGTATAACCAATATTTGTCCCTGATGAATTATCCGTTGATGACCAATGAGGGTGTTGGAATTGGTTTATGCAAGGAAATTATCTCTGACTTCTTTATTACCGGATGTCCGATGATTAACCCTATGGCATTGTTGGTTGATATAATGGATGCTCAATCCGGACAGGGGAGTGGGCATAAATTGAAACGTATTCGTGCGGTCGGGTTTAATGAGACATATAACGATTCTAGTGTGTTGGATAAGTTAGTGGCGTTATCAAACGGAACGTATGAGGGATTAAGCTCTGAAGGATTGTCTGGAGAGGATGAATATCCGGTATTGGATGGAATATTGAATGTCCATGCAAGTGTATATGAGGACTCGCTTGAGACATTGAGAACGGCATTTAAAAAATTGGAATTGAATATTACAGGAGGGCTGTATCTCCGTTTCCAGGATCCTGTGGTACAACAAATTTGTATTTCACAATGGGGCGATGGACATGGTGTGACAAGAAACAGTTTTATTTCTGCAACAACGCTTCCTTCTAATTTGTTCTCAGATAATAAAGATATACAATACTTTTCTGAATTTGGAGACTTATTTGTGAATTGTACCAAGATAATGGATAGGGCTTTTCAGAATTGTTCAAACCTGAAAGTTATAACTTTGCCTGAGGGATTGGAAACGATTAACCTCAATGCTTTTGCGAACTGTACAAGTCTTTCTGAAATAGAGTTGCCGGAGGGTGTGACTTTAAATTATGCTGCGTTTGGTGGAACAGGTTTAGTACATTTAGTGATTCCTGGAAGTACAATATTTGCTAATGGAGCCGTCTTTAATGGATGTAATTGCCTGGTGGATGTTATAATAGAAGAAGGTGTAAAA